TCATCTCGCCGAGGTCCGCAGTCTCGGCAAGGGGGCACTCATTGGGGGTTTATGTGGCCGGCGGCGGGACACCCGTTTGACACAGAGGCAGAGGTGTCATGTATACAATAGCAGCTGGTCCTTTCCCAAACTGAAAGAGAATTAGCAGGACATACGGTGCACGCATCATTTCCTACATCATTTTTGTAATGTGTTGATGCGCACCGAAGACATGTTCCTGATTGTACGCCATATCCAGCGGCACACACACAGGACACACCGTCCGTGCCTCTTGTTTCCCCGCTGGAACACGCATTAAGGGTGCAATCCTCAAAACTGTTACTCCCCGCCAAGCTCGTGTACCCAGTGTTGCACTGCTTACAATCTAATTCCGTATTAGATCCAGTTATTTCTGAATATGTACCAGCGGGACAATTAGTACAAGCTTCATTCCCAATAGTACTTTTATATGTTCCAGCCGTACAAAGTTCACACTTATTACTTTCAAGTGTTTTTCCTATTGGACAGTCTGGGGCACCATCGCAATAATATACATTTTTTAATTTTTGGTGTATATATGTAATTTCTATATTTTTTATAAATATATATTTATTAAAACTAAAAACAAGTTTGCCTTCTTGCGCGCTAGAATTAAATTTAAAATATAGTGTTTTTGTATTCCACTGCGCGGACGAAGTTAGCTTGTCATTGTGTTGGTTAGTATTACTTATTATTCTTTCTGACAACGTGTCTTCGTCCTCATTATAATACAGTTTAAAGTAATCTTTGACGTCATCAACTTCATCATTACGAATTATTACTTTAAAATTTGTATCTTTTGTACTCCACCACCCTCTAGCGAGGTGCTCCTTACTGATATAATATGAAAATTTTACTACAATTGCAATTCTATTTACATCTAATGTAATTTTAATTTCTTTCTCATCATTATTTTGTTGCGTGCCCACATGCTGAATATGGCTTGAACCGAAGGCGTTGTCTGGATATATAAAATTACCGTAGCCTCCTATATCTATTTTATCAATATAAGTGGTATTTATAAAATTATATAGTTCTCTACTTACTGATGCATTATTTATAAATGGGATAATTTTCGAACTATTTAAAATATTTTCTGTATCTATATCTGAATTTATATAAAATAGCTATCATGATTATACCAATTTATTTTATCATCTTTGAAATAATATTTTGTTTTAATATCATTAACTTCTTCGCTTCTAAACTTATCGTTAGTTTTATTAGAATTCAGAATACACGTGTTGATTGTACTGAAATTTTCAATACAATAATTATAATCTATAAATAATATTATTATAAATATAATAATAACTATTATTAATATTAATATAATATTCATTCATTACAAAATCTTCTTAATATATATAAAGATATTATTTATTTTCACATAATAAAAAAGCAAGAGGTGAATTAATAATATAATAAGGATAATCATTAAAATTTATTGTTTCCAAATCTTTAATATTTTCAAAAATAGTTTTAACATTATAATTTTTATGAGTATCTATATAATAAACATTTTTTGTATTATTTTTAAATTCAATAATTATTTTATCAAAATTTTTATTATCACTATAATAAATAACATCAATATAATTGTGATATAATAATAATTGATCAAATGTTATTTTTTTTATTAGTGTATTTTTATTATTTTTAAGATTTAAATTATGTTTATTTAATTTTTCTAAATAATTATATGTATTTGATGAATTATTATTATTATTATTTGATAAATTTAATTTATATAATTTTTTTTTAGTTTTATAAATAAAAGGTAAAATAAAAGATGAAACGTATATAAAATATGATAAGAAAACTATTGAAAATAATTTCATATATATATATATAAGTTATTTAATATTTATATAATAAAAAAAATTTAATTAGAATATGCTAAACCACCCATACCAGATAATATACGTAATACATTATAATTTACCGCGTATATACTTATTAAACCTTCAACAGAAGAAGATAATTGTAAATGCGCACTATCTATACGAGACATATTTAGAGTTCCTGATGGTTGATGTTCTTCAGGTTTAAGAGCAAACGAATATACATTAATACCATTTCTTTTATCATTTGGAACATTTTCGTGATGTTGATATGGTTGAACAATCGAGAAATATTCACCATTACGATCTTGTATACGATCATTGCCATTTAACTGTATTTTTGCCTTTTGTACAGGATTAACAGAAGGAAAAACTTTTCCGTTGTTTAGAGCATCCTGATCATGATTATATTCATTAAATGAATTATTGGAAAAATTATTCCAATATGGTCTACTACTCCAACTAGGTTCCCTAAAGTACGTGTTCCCCACCAAGCCCGTGCTATCCACATTGGGTGTGTTGGCATTGGTGAGGGTTTCGGGCAAAGTTTCTGTATCTGGTTTAATTGTCCAAATTAATTCTTTACAAGGATGATTAAAACTCATTCTAATAGATTTAAGATTATCAGTATTAGTAGATTTAATCATTTTTTCAGAACCCGTAAATTGTAATTGTTCAATTAAATATTCATGAGATAATTGAGCAAATCTTCTGCGCTCATCAGTATCTAAAAATATATAATCAATCCATAATTGCGGACTAGACAATTCTAATTGACCACCAGTATTAGTACTATGATTATTATTATGTGTCTCTTTAATTCCCTCCCTATAAGTATCAAAATTATATGAAAAATTACCATTAGTGTTATCGGTTAATTCACTTTCTGATGCAAATTCTATATTAACTTTAACTTCATGATATTGGAGTGCTATCAATGGTAAAGCGAGACCTACATTTCTACAAAACCAAAATTCTAAAGGAACATAAACATCAACTTCTGTATTTTCTGCTAATAAAACAGAACTATTTCTTGCATTACCACCTACCATAGCATCATATCCAGATTTTTTACCAACAGGCATACTTAGTTCATTCCAAATATATAACCATTCAGAATAATGTTTATCAATTCGCTGACCACCAATTTCTAATTCAATATTTTTTAATAATCTTAAACCATAATAAGGTACTAAAGCTAATCCACTATTAAGTGTTGATACTTTATTTTTTAATGTTCCTTTAAAATAAATACGGTTAATTAAATCACCATTACGTGTTACTAAAACACTAACACGAGAACCTAAACTAGAATTTCCATTAAAACTTTGTTCGATAGCTTCCATAGCAAAATTTGTATGACGGCGATATACTACTTTAAAAAATGTAATTTGAGGATTACCAGTTAGATAAACATCTTGTGCACCATAAGCGACTAATTGAAGAAGACCACCACCCATTTGTTATATATCTTTTATAATATAATAGGAGAAAAAAAATATGTATTTAATTACTGTAAGCAATACCACCCATACCAGATAATATACGTAATACATTATAATTCACAGCATATATATTTAAATCATAGTCACCATTAGGCAAGTTTCCTGCTGCGGTGGCGTTGGCATCTGTTGTTTCACTAGCAGCTCTATCTAATATAACATGATCCAAAGTTGCAGTATCTATTCTAGACATATTAAGAGTTCCCGATGGTTGATGTTCTTCTGGTTTAAGAGCAAATGAATAAACATTAATACCAACATTATTAGGTATATTTTCATGATGTTGAAATGGTTGAATTAAATTAAAATATTTACCATCACGTAGAGAAAATCTATCATTTCCATTTAATATTAATTTAGCAGTTTTACAAGGATTTAGAGCAGAACTAGTTGGACCAATAACACTATTAATTTCATCATAAGTTTTCGCTATAGTAGTAATTAAACCAGGATTATGACTATAATTAAACCAGTCACTGTTTTCATCTGCTTTCCATTGTTTATGAACAGTCCATATTAATTCTTTAACAGGATGATTAAAATTTAATTTAGGTTTGGCTATAGTAGCATTTTCTTTACCAGCAAATTGTAATTGTTCAATTAAATATTCATGAGAAGATTGAGCGAATTTTCTACGCTCATCTGTATCTAAATATATATAATCAACCCATAAAGTCGCACCAAAAGTTTTTTTTCCAGCATTCATATCAGTACCATCAATATTACAATATTTTTCTTGTTCAAACTGTATATTAATTTTAACTTCATGGTATTGAAGACCAATTAAAGGAAGAGCTAATCCGACATTTCTACAAAACCAAAATTCTAATGGAACGTGTAAAGTTTTCGCAGACATGTTTCCTCCTTCTCCTCCAACCATTTCGAAATAACCTTTCTTTTTAGAATTTGGTAATGATAATTCATTCCATATGTACATCCATTCAGAATAATGTTTATCTATTTTTTGACCACCAATCTCAACTTCACAATATTTAATTAAACGTAAACCATAATATTGTACTGCGGTATCAGCCTGACTATTTATAACTAAATAAACACGACTTATTAAATCACCATTTCTAGAAATTGTACTAGTTACACGTTGTCCATATTGAACAGATCCATTAAAAGTTTGAGGAATAGATTCTAAAGCAAAGTTAGTATGGCGGCGATAAACAACCTTGAAAAATGTAATTTGAGGATTACCAGTTAAATAAACATCCTGAGCACCATAAGCAACTAATTGGAGAAGACCACCACCCATTTGTTATATATCTTTTATAATATAATAGGAGAAAAAAAATATGTATTTAATTACTGTAAGCAATACCACCCATACCAGATAATATACGCAAAACATTATAATTTACAGCATATACTGATGTGATATGTGTTTCTTGGGTAGCATTTACATATGATAAATCTAAAGTTGCGGAATCTATACGAGACATATTAAGGGTGCCAGATGGTTGATGTTCTTCTGGTTTAAGAGCGAAAGAATAAACATTAATACCTGTATTATTTGGTACATTTTCATGATGTTGGAATGGTTGTACAAGATTGAAATATTTACCATCACGTTGAGAAAATCTTTCATTACCATTTAATGTTAATTTAGCAGTGGTAGTGGCATTTAGGGCCACTGAGTTAGGACCAATTCTACTAGTTATATCAGCATATGATAAGGTATCGTTCGCAAGCTCGTCTTTAAGGTTGGTAAGAGTAGTACCATCGCTGGAATAATTAAACCAATTTTTATTATTAGTATCATTACCTTGGGTAGTCCAAATTAATTCTTTAACAGGATGATTGAAATTTAATTTTAATTTAGTTCCTGCGTTTTCATTACCAGTAAATTGTAATTGTTCAATTAAATATTCGTGGGAAGATTGTGCAAATTTTCTACGTTCATCAGTATCTAAATATATATAATCAACCCATAAAGTTGCAGATAATTGGGAGGCAACTGTCGAATTAGCGCCAGTGCTCGCATGTAATCCACACTTACCTTTTTCTTCAAATTGTATATTAATTTTAACTTCATGATATTGAAGACCAATTAAAGGTAGAGCTAATCCTACATTGCGACAGAACCAAAATTCTAACGGAACATACATTTTACCAGCTATCTCCCCTCCTTTGCCACCAACCATTGCGTAATAACCCTCTTTTTTCCCTTGTGGTAAAGATAATTCATTCCATATATACATCCAATCGGAATAATGTTTGTCTATTTTTTGTCCGCCAATTTCTATTTCTGCGTATTTAATAACACGAAGTCCAAAATAAGGACATAAATTATTTGCCGCACATTCTAAAACTAAATATGCGCGATTAATTAAATCACCATTTCTAGAAATTGTACAAGTTACACGTTGACCAAAATCAACATTACCATTAAAAGTTTGTTGAATAGATTCTAAAGCAAAGTTAGTATGGCGGCGATAAACTACTTTAAAAAAAGTAATTTGAGGATTACCTGTTAAATAAACATCTTGAGCACCATAAGCAACGAGTTGAAGAAGACCACCCCCCATTATATATTATTCTTTTTATATTATATACAAAGAAAAAAAAATGAAATAATTATTTAATTAGAGTATGCCAAACCACCCATACCAGATAATATTCTTAATACATTATAATTAATAGCATATAATAGAACATCGCCACGCACTGATTTAATAGAGGTGGGCATCTCAGTAACTAATACAGCACTATCTATACGAGACATATTAAGAGTACCGGATGGTTGATGTTCTTCTGGTTTAATAGCAAAAGAATAAACATTAATACCACCATTAGCAGGTATATTAGTATGATGTTGATATGGTTGTACTTTATCAAAATAAGTACCATCGCGTTTAGAGAAACGATCATTACCATTTAATTTAATTTGCCCAGATGTAAATGGATTAATATTACCCGTATGCGAATAATTATTCCATTTTTCAACAGATGTACTATCTCCCCATTTCGAAACCCATATTAATTCTTTACAAGGATGATTTAAATTTAATCTCATTTGTGGGGAATAATTTTCGGGACCTGTATGTTGTAATTGTTCAATTAAATATTCGTGAGATAATTGAGCAAATTTTCTACGCTCATCAGTATCTAAATAAATATAATCAACCCATATATTAATATCTAATGTGTCGCTAATTGTTGCGTAATCACTGCTGCTATTTGTTGTTGGATCATAATCAACTACATTTGGACCAGTTGTTATATCGAAACATACTTCACTAATATTAGCATAATCTATTTTAATTTTAACTTCATGATATTGTAAAGCAATTAAAGGTAATGCAAGACCTATATTGCGACAAAACCAAAATTCTAAAGGAACATACAATGTAGTATTATTATTTGAAACTTTAGATAATGCATTACCATCATAACCTACCATTTTATCATAACCATATTTTTTTCCTTCTGGTAAAGATAATTCGTTCCATATATACATCCAGTCGGAATAATGTTTATCTATTTGTTGTCCACCGATTTCAATAGTAACATTTTTTAATAATTTTAATCCATAATAATCAACATATATTCTTCCATTGCCCGAACCAGTATAACTTAAACCAGGTACTTCTATTTGTACATAAACCCGATTAATTAAATCACCATTGCGCGAAATTGTGCATGTTGTAGAACCTCCGTATTTATTAGAACCATTTAATGATTGATTAATTGATTCAATCGCAAAATTTGTGTGACGACGATAAACAACTTTAAAAAATGTAATTTGAGGATTACCAGTTAGATAAACATCTTGAGCACCATAAGCAACTAATTGAAGAAGACCACCACCCATTTGTAATTTTTCTTTTTATACTATTAGATTAGAAAAAAAAAAGAAAACATCACTTAAGAATGAAAATTGTAAATAATTTATTAAGATGTTTAAAGATAAAACTTCGAAAAAAAGGGTAACCTCTATAAATAAATTAAAAGATAATTGTACATTGGATA